CAGATAAAGCATTTATAGTCAAGAATGGCTTAATCGTTAATAACAATCTTATTTATACTCTTGGATCAAATGTTGGTATTATGACAGCTACTCCAGGGGCGACACTGGCCGTAAACGGAAATATTTCGGCTACAGCTAATATTCAGGTTGGTAATGTCAATATAAATACTACTATGGTGACTGTGTCTTCTTCAAATGTTATGACATATGCTACCACATTAAAAGTTTATTACGCTAATAATGCAGTAGCATTCCCAACTTAATTTATGTATAAGGTGCATTAATGGCAAGACCACTTAAAATAGATACTTCAACATCGCCTATCTCTTTTAAAGAGATGAGTGATTCAGATTATGATTATCTTACACATATAATTCTAACCAAGTTTGCAGCGTCAAATACTGGTGTTGGAACTGTATCATCTAATAGCAGTTTTACATTAATAGGTACCTTTTCTGATACATATAGACCTTATACTGTTAATCAACATCCTGTCGGAACAGATATTACAACAGTAACTTACAATTTCTACCAAGATTATGGAACTGCTACAGAAAACTTGACTAGACCAGTTCATTATAATTTGGGTGCAAATACATTTGAACAAGATGATACTACATTAAACACGACAGTAATGTCAAATGCTTTATCAAATCTTGTTAACTATGGTGTTGGAAGTTATTCACTATCACCAACAACTCCTGTTGGTGGCACATGGGTAGCAGAAAGAACAATTCAAAATACTACTTCTGCTGCAAATAACGTTACATATCTTTGGAGAAAGACTGGAGCCACAGCACCAAGTGTTGTTAGACCACTTAAAGTAAATTCTACATCACCAATATCTGTAAAAGAAATGAGTGATTTAGAAATAGAAACATTAGCGGATAGATTAAGAAACAGAATAGTATCTACCGGCATAGGTAAATACGCAGTACAAACATCTGCACCTGTTTCTGGTGGAACATGGGTGACAAGAGGATCTGCATTCTCTGACACAAGAGAAACAACTTCTACAGTATCATACACAGCAACTTATACTGGTTCATATACTGGTTATTATGCTGGAACATTTACTGGAAATTATACTGGAACATTTGCAGGATCATATTCTGGTTCATATGCAGGAACATATACTGGAAATTATACCGGAAGTTACACCGGAAATTATTCCAGAGCTTTTACTGGTAATTATACAGGAACATATGTTCTTTATTATGCTGGAAGAGTTGGTGGTTATTATACTGGAACATATGCTGGTTATTATACTGGAACATTTACAGGATCATATTCTGGTTCATATTCTGGTAATTATATAGGAAATTATACCGGAAGTTACACCGGAAATTATTCCACAACTTTTACTGGTAATTATACAGGAAACTTTGCTGGAACATATTCTGGTGGATACTCAGGTTCATATTCTGGTTTAACTTTAAATGCAACTACAGAAACCGTTTCTACGGTATCATTATGGGTAAGGACAGCTTAACATGAGAATTATTAAAAATCCACGTTGGGGTAACACAGAAAAAACACATATTATATGTCAGTTCGAATATGATGATGGTAGATTATTAACAGCCAGTGTTACCGATACAGAAGAAGGTAATCCTGATTGGAAAGAAATATTAGAATCATATCCAATAGAAAAGATTGATGAAAATACTACTAAAGATTTAGCACAACATCGTGAAAGAAAGCTTCAAAGAGAAGAACAAAAAAGACAAGAAGAAGAAATTGCTAAGCAAAATATTTTGTTCTTAGCAAAATCTGAAGCTTTTGATATGCCTATAATCAGAGATTCAGAATACACTGAACTTAAATCAAACTTAAGAAAAGCTTCTACTATTATGGAAGTTCATTCTTATGCTGGAGCTATTGTAGCTTTAGAAACACTTAAGAATTCTTAATATAATATTTTTGTTATGAAAAAAGGTATTGTTCTTATAGCATCATTATCATCTGCATATTATGATTCTGCAGTTAGATGCGCTATCTCTATAAGAGATTATTCTCCAAAAACAAGTATCACGCTCTTTACACATGAAGAATTTATAAAAGAGCGTGATCGTAAATACTTTGATTATATTAGCTTTGATATTCCTTATCATAAAAGAGCTAAGATGAAAGGTATGTATTTAAGTCCATATGATGTTACTGCATATCTTGATGCAGACATGGAAGTTATGTCTTCTGAGTTCTCAACTATATTTGATCACTTTTGTGACAATGAGATAATGATGACAAAAATCAGACCACATGTAAGTAAAGAAGTTTTTATTGATAAAAATAAAACCGAGAAGATGGAATATCACGGTGGTTTTATGCTTTATAAAAAGAATGATAATACTATTAAACTTCTTAAAAATTGGTATGAAGAATACTTAATTCAAGATAGCACGGAATGGAAATATCAAGATTATTTTTCTTCAATGAAACAATGGGATCAATTTACATTATGGAGATTATTAAAAGAAAGTGAATATAAATTTAAAATAGGAATTATGCCAGATGATTATAGATGGAATTATATCTGGCTTTACGATTCTAAAGGAGTTGACGGTGATAAGTCACCTATTATATATCATCACACTATACCAATTGGATTAGTACATGCAGGTCATATCAAAAATAAATCCTGAACTAAAAAATATTTTAGAAGATTATAGTTCATGGTTTTTTAATAGTAACTACAATGAAGAGCTTATTCCTACAGAGAAAAAAGATGATGATAGAAAAGGATTCTATGCAACATCTGATGAGTATCTTAAAGAAGCCCTAAAAGATCCTTTTAATTATGGTTATCCAAGGCATATGTTTGGTGCTATAATGGAAAATAGAGTTGAACCAAGAGAATTGCAAGCAAAGAAGTATAGAGCTGCGTGTGATGAACTTGATAAAAAACTTATTAATTATTTTGGTGCAAGAAATAATGCTTTAAGAGCTTATTATCCAGTTAATGGGTATATTGGTTGGCATAATAATGCTAATGCACCTGGTTATAATATTATTATAACGTGTAATCCTGAAGGTAATGGTGAATTTGTCCACTATGATATTAATACCAACACAATAATAACTTATCCCGATAAAAAAGGTTGGTTTGTTAAAGTTGGTTATTTCGGTTCATTTGAAGAGAAAGAAAAAATTTATTGGCATTGTGCAAGAACAAGATCACCAAGACTAACAGTCAGTTATATAATTCCACATTTATCGATATGGGAATCTATGATTGATGATATTGGTATTCCGGATACGTCTCCACAAACAATCTGTAGTACTCTCTAGAATAGAACTTCTTCATACTGTTTAATAAACAAATCTTTTTTTCTGGTTTATAATAACGAGTTTTTGTTTTTTCTTCACCATATACTCTTGAATAAAACCAGTCTTGTTGATAATGATCAAACTCAAAATTCTTAAATAGAAAGTCATCATCACCAACATTCTTACACATGTGATAATCAGGATTTTCTATAAATTTTTGCCAGATATATCCATCTCTGTTTGGATTTATAGACATAACGCTTGAGTTATAAGTATTATTCCATATCTCAGATTTTTTCCACCAAGCCTTTATTAGTGTTAATCTTGATTCATAGTTTAAAATATCATCAATGTTATTCTGAATAACTATATCTAAATCCATGTATGTAAAATTATTTAAAAGCATTATATCTTTATTGAATAGATAAAGTTTATTCCAATGACCCTCAAGATTATTATCTTTTGAAAAAGATATTATTTCAATGCTTCTGTTAATATTAAATGGGTTATCAGTCAAACAATATAGTTGAAACTGATGTGTAGTATTGTGTTTTATCATATACTCAAGCATATTAACATCTTCAGCTGAGTACATATCACCCCATTTTAAACAAACTATATTCTTCATACTTTTCCTAACACTACATACACATTAGTTCCACAAACATTATATTTCTCAGCTAAAATAACTTCACTAAAGTTACATTGTTCAACTAAATCTTGAACACAAAAGGCAGTATTAACTTTTCTTCTTTCTTCATCTTCTTTTTGATTAAAAACTATTACATATTGATCTTTATTAAAGATATTAAGTTCATTTAGTATATAAAGATACTCGCTATATGGTATAATAACTAAACTATCATTTGTTATATCTCTAATATCTTCAAAATTAACATTTCTATTATAGAATTCAAAATCTATATTTTCAAAATATTTTGAAACAAATGAGTATGATGATTTAACTAATGGACTATAATCTATCAATTTAATTTTATTTGTTATACTACTATGTTTCTGTGTTTCAGATGAAAGATTATTAATAAATGTAATTTCTATAAGCTCATTATCTTTTTTTACACTTTTTTTACTTGCATTTAACATATTTAAATCTGATACATATCTCGTATTTAAAACGTCAAACATATAAAACGGAAGTCCACTTGCTACGAATGTAACATTTTGATTTTTGATAAAATCAAAATCTGTTAATATATTACTAAAAATTTTTGATCTTGCCTTTTCATAATCAGATAAAAATATCTTAAGTCTAGGTATTGCATACTTATTATTTTTTTCTATATTTTGTTTTAAACTGTTTATACTAAACATCGTTTAATTTCCAAAGATTATTAGCCCATCCACCTGCTTCATGAAGTTCTTTTCCAATACCATGCGATGTATTAAATAAACAAAAATAATAATTATCTCTAAGAACTTCTGTTTTCATATCATCTCTATAATCTGCACCAAAATTATAAGCATAGACAACATTCTTTGGATGATATTTTAGTTTATCTCTAAAAATACCAAATAAAGATTTATCAAAACTAGTAAAAAGAAAATTAATCTTTTTCTTATTATCTATATAAAATTTATAGAGATCTTCTAATTGATCATCTTGCCATGTTATAAATGAGCTGTTTATATCACACGCACCTTTATGAAAATATGCATCGCATTGATCAGGGTCAGCCCAATAGTTCTTAATAAATCTAGGTTCTTTAAAGTCATAATCATTTAAATAATCGGTAAAGTCCTTTAAACATAATAAATCAATATCAAATATTATATTTTTTCCATGGCCAATAAAGTTTGGATCAAAAAGTCTTAACTTTTCAATAGTAAAAATATTATTAAGGCCTGGTATTTTACTATCATTATAATCAATAATATTGATACTTTTATCAAGTCCAGTTGGATCATCGGTTATACATGTAAACATTACATTTCCTCCGTAATTTTTAAGAACAGAGTTTAGTAATCTATTAACATACTCGGGGCCATATTTTGTTCCCCATTTAAAACAATAAACTTTAATATTCATTATACACTACTATATGATGATATCAAAGATCTATCTGTTGGAAGATAAGGATCTGAAGGACCATCCCATCTAGAAGATTTCTTAATTTCGAAAGTTATACCAATATTATCTGCCAAGTTCCTAGCTTCTTCTAGTTGATGCTCATTGGTTTTAAATGGTATAAAAACCCAACGAGATCTAAACTTATAGTTCTTGGTTATTTTCATAACTTCAATTATTTGATCATGATCTTCTGGAGTCATGTTAACTCTATAAAGACCAGCTGTATCTCTTAAACCATCAACAGAAAAAATAACTTCATCTCTTTCTTTTAACATTGAAAAGAAAGTTTTCCACCAATCAATTGTTTTTCCTGAACCATTAGTATGAATCTTAATAGCTTTATTATTATCTTTAAATAATTTAATAATTTCTATAAATTTTGGATGATATATTGGATCACCGTATGTTCCGCAGAACATAAAACTTTCATAGAAACTTTCTGCATACATTTTACATGCTTCTATCGACAGATCTTGACGTGTTAATTCACCCTTTTTAACAAGTATAGTTCTAATACATTTAGGACAAGAAATCCTACATCTATTTGTAAGTTCAATATGAATACTATTTCTCATAGCGAAGTATCTCATGGTTATGACTTGTATTTTTTGAAGCGTTTACACCACATTTTTTTTGACAGCATTTTGGTGCATCATAGTATGACTTAGAAATATAATTTAACCACTCTAAGTATTTTAGATCCAAATGAAACGCATGTATATCATTTGTTTCATTTATATTATATCTATCATCATTGAAAATAGATGCTTCGTATTGATGACCATGTGTCGGAAACACACAACATGGTAACCATCTACCATTTGCTGCAACAAAATGTTCAGAATTATTTCTGCATTTTGGTATTATTTTTTTTTGTTGTTGCTCCTCATCATCATATTCCATATTAAATCTCCATATTATAAAAACACATTAGTGTCCTAAAATCAGGATCACCTTCACCACTTTGTGGTAATAATTGTATAGCTTTAATATATTCACTAACAGGATCTTTAGTAATATCTATATCAAGTTTTTTACTAAAAAACGAATTTGTTGGAGCATACAATGGGTAATCACAATTATTAATAAATTTTTTGATATTAAACTGCTGTTTATTAAATTCTTTTTTAAGATCTTTGTTTTTATACCAATCATACTTTGGATAAGTTATATCAAAACCACCAGCACTATGCCACCACTCTAAACATTCTTCAATTGGTTGTTTTACTACAAATATTATTTTACTTGTTGGGAAGTTTTCAATAAGCCAGTCTAAAGAATAAGCTAGAGAATGACTCTTGATTAAGTAATTTCTAAAGTCATCATGTTCTGTAAACGCTTTTGATATTTCTTTTTTAAAAGAAAATTTATTATAATAATCTTGAGGAGTCTCAAACTTATATCCAAACTCCATTCCAGTTCCAAAATAAGAACCTTGATGATTCACTAGATGTGACCATGATTTACTATTTTTAATATAATATTCTCTCTCAGGAGAATGATCTGAGAGATTTAATAAAAGTTTTGGTGAGTGCTCTAATATTGATGCTATGCGAGACCAAGAGCTGCCTGGTGCACCAATAAAGAAAATAAGTTGATCATCTCTCATAATAAAAACAAATCAAAAAATATATTAAGGAGCTGTGTACACTCTTGCCTTTAAAGCAGTATCTGCTGTTGTTGTCCCGGATAGATACGCAGTTTGGTCAAAATCATCATTGCTGGATGCACCAATACTTGAGAAGTATGTATCAATAAAATTAAGAGTTTCATACAAAGCATCTTCAATTTGTTGTGAAGTAAGTGTCTCATGTGGCTGACAATATAATCTTCTTCTTTTAGCAACTGCTTTTCTATCAATTGATCCAGTTAGAGAGTTATATTCATCAATATAATGTTGAATAACAGAGTTCATATCCTGATTTTTAACTAGAAAGAGTCTAGAACCAGATGGAAGATTATCCTTAAATGCCGAGATAAGACGACTTGTTGGTGTAAGACTATTATTAATAATTCTTAAACCATAATTAACTTCATCCTTTCCTGTGCAATCAAATAGAGTATTTGTTAAAGTTGATAATTGTCCTGCTTCAATAGCTGGGACATATACTTTACCACTTATAACATTTATATTCTGTAAAGCAAACGAATAGAGTCCATCTGACTGGTCTTCAACAATATCGGCAACAGTCGGGTGTTCAAGAATACCGTCTAATTCTTGAAATAATGGGTCGAATGTCACAAAAGCATTAATTCTCATCTGATCTTTCTCCGGATTCTATTATACCCTGTATGGTATTATACCAGTCTTTTCCATAACTATTTATAAGCATTTCATCGACACCTAAAGACTGATGTCTTAATCTTATTTTGCTATTTATTATATCCAGACTCTCATTCAAATTATCATTAATATTAAGGTCAGGATTATATGCCCCAACAACAGTTCCTATTGTATAATTCCCTCGGCTATATGCCAAATCATCTTCTGTTTCTTTTAATTCATTATAAAATGATAAGTCATTACCAAGTCCGAGATAATTAATCAATGTATGAAAATCTTTAGTATTAAAAGATATCTTGTTTCTTTTCATAAAATCAAGCATTAATCTATTTTCAACACAGATTCTTTCATATAACCTCTCATTAGTTTCATACCAGGAATAATTTGGAAACTTGATATTCCATCCACCTACAAGATGCCACCATTTAAATGCTTCTTCATTTCCATTATACACAAATATAAATTTGGCTTTAGGAAAATTATCTTTTAGCCAATCTAAATTATAAGAAAACCAATGTGATTTAATAATCTTAATTCCAGAATCAAAATCATCAAACGCTGTAGAAACTTCTTGTATAAATGATTCTTTTGTTAACTTTTTTAAAAGATGAAAGTCCTCACCTATACCATTTCCTGGACCGAAGTAAGCAGACGAATGCATACCAACCTTTTTTGTTTTACCATTTGGAAAGGTTGCTTCAGTACTATAAGTAGGAAACTTTTCTTTATCGCTTGAATTAATATCTTGATGATGTGATAGAATACTTAATACTCTACTCCATTTACTACCAGGTGCACCTGTAGCAAATATTAAATCACTTCCATCTGTCATTTCTGCCATATCCAAAAAAGCCTCATATTAGTTCTGTGGTTCATACCTGTCTTTTCAGAAACTCTATCAATCCATTCATAATCAATTGACCCATCTCTTTTTAATCTATGAATAATATTTGGTTTAACTATTAATTTTAAGTTTAATGTGTCTGTCCAATATTGAACAAGCATTTCATTCCATCCATAATACATATCATCAGCATGTTCGTTCATATTTCCTCTAAAAACTGCTATACCATTTTTCTTTAAAACTCTTATCATTTCTTTTAATTGATGTTCTATAGTAATATCATCTCCAAAGTTAATACTACCATAACATAAACAAGCATCAACAGTTTCATCATTATAAGGTAAGTGAGATATATCAGCTTTTATATCTGCTCTTCTGTTTGTTATATCAATACCTACTAAATTTTTAATATGATCTTTATATTGGTTATCACCACATCCAAGATCTAATACTAGAGAAGGATTTAAATTATTAATTCTTTCTATAGTTTCTGTTCCACATCTCTCAAACTTATTAATATCATGTGGTTTTCTTCTTAAATTTTTATCAAAAGCTCTTATTATATTTGAATTATTTTCTGACATGTTCTAAGAAATTCCCAACTTTCAGCAGTCATAGTACCTGTTATATTAAGTGTCGGTCTTGGTTCATGACCAAAGTTACATGTTCCATGGGGAATATCTCTCCATGGCCATGTCATGCAATCACCACGTTTCCATGTTAAAAATTCATTTCCTTGTTTCCAAACTTGACCTTGTTTTTGATCATCTAAAAATATAATCACACGCATAAGTTTTCTTTGATCATGATCACATTCGGCAAACTGATTATAATCATCTCTTAGATTTCTAAGCAAACCACCAAAATTATCTAGATGCCAATAAAACATTTGACCTGGAAGTTGAACATCAAACTTAACATTAGGCCCACCCTTTTTACCACCCGGGTGTTTGAATTTAAACATATCAACAATTTTCTGAATTTTTTCAGGCAATTCAAAGTGTCTTGTTCTATTTAAAATAACATATTGATTTTCACCACCATCAACATTATAACCCCATTTTTTGAAGTCATTATATTCCATATTGTTATTATTATCTTTGCGTGGATCTGCTCTATAATCAAACGTCGCCGGTTCTGTTTGATTAATTAGTTGTTTTACTTCTTCGTCCCAATCACCCTCAAATCTACAAATTGGAATATGTGTTGGTGGAATACAATTTGTATCATCTATATTATCATCAAAATGATATAGAGATGTGGCTTTACAAAATTCAAACAATCCATTATAATCTTTATATGAAACAGGTGGTTTAGTTTTTAAATTCTTCCACTGTTCATATGGACTTTTATCAAACTTCATATGAGTTCCTCTGCACAATTAAGAAATATCTTTCATCGCCTTGTTGATTTTCTTCTATAGCAAATCTGATTAACTTAAGATCATATATCTTAAAAAGTTCAAATATAAGTTCCTGTGTCCATGGAAACCAATCGATAAACATAAAGCTTGTCTTATCCTTCGGAATAGGTTTATGATCAATACCAGGATTAAATCTAAAATAGATATAACCTCCAGGCTTTGTCATGTCGACAATCTTCTCAAACATAGCTCTGATATGTTTTTCATCAGTTCCAAAATTGAGACTTCCGAGAGCTAAAACTTGATCATATGATTTCTTAGGTTGAAACTCTTCTAGTGTCTTCTTAATATCTGCTGCTGGATGATAAGGATCTAAACCTTTTAAGTTCTTAATCTTATCTTTATAGTAATTATCACCACATCCTACATCGAGAACTGACTTAGGATTCTTTGAGTTTGCAAACTTAATTAAATATTTTCCAGATTCTGGATAGGAATGTTTAGATTTCCAAACACCAGAGAAGTACTTGGAAAGGTACAACTCATGCATTTTTTCACAGAAATCAGCTAAATTTTCATACTTAGTAATATCAACCTCAAACATAAAATTATCATTGATCCATTCCTGGGTCAGATATTTCTTAAAGTTTTTATTGGTGATCTTTGGGAAATTAGTTTTGATATAATTAAAGATTTTCATGTTTTCTCCATGATGTAGGGGGTCACTTTATCTTATTTATAAATACTTAAAAGCATTCGGAGTTTAAAATGGCAGTACCATCATCAAGATCAGAATTTAAAGAATATTGCCTTCGTACGCTTGGTAAACCGGTTTTAGAGATAAATGTCGATGATGACCAAGCTGAAGACCGTATAGATCAGGCATTAAAATATTATTGGGACTATCATTTTGATGGTGCTGAAAAGGTATATTATAAGCATCAAGTAACGGCTCAAGATAAGCTAAACAAATATATTACTCTTCCAGAAAATATTATTGGGGCTGTCAATATATTTGATATTGGTGATGCTTTAAACACTAATAACATGTTTAATATTAGATATCAGATTGCACTTAATGATCTTTATACATTAACATCCGTATCTATGGTGCCATATTATATGGCTCTTCAACATATACAGATGTTAGAATATTTATTAGTTGGAAGACAACCTATTAGATATAATAGACATACAGATAAACTATATGTTGATATGGATTGGAATAAACTTGAAGACAACCATTATTTAATTGTTGAAGCATATCAAGTAGTAGATCCAGATACTTACACAGATGTTTGGGGCGATCGTTGGTTAGCACAATATGCTACTGCTCTTATTAAGAGACAGTGGGGAACAAACATGAAAAAGTTTGAAGGAATGACTTTGCCAGGCGGTATTAAATTTAACGGTCAAAAAATATATGATGAAGCAGATGAAGAGATTAAAGAATTAGAAAAAGAAATGATCAGCAGCTATAGTCTGCCAGTAACAGATATGATTGGTTAATCCATGTATGAATATTCATGTAAAGTTAATAAAATTTTAGATGGCGATACTGTAGATATTGATCTAGATTTAGGATTTAATATAGTTCTGGCTAATCAGAGAGTTAGAATGGCAGGAATCGATACACCCGAATCTAGAACTGCAAATGCTGAAGAAAAACAAAGAGGTCTTTTATCAAAAAAGAAATTAACAGAAAAACTTGGTTCAGCAAAGTGGTGTAAAATTAGAACTTTTAAATCTGATAATAATGATGATAAATTTGGCAGAATTTTAGGTGAATTTATTCTTGATGATGGAACAAATGTAAATCAATGGTTGATAGAAAACAATTATGCTGTATCTTATCAAGGTGAAAATAAAGATTTAGTTCAAGAATTGCATCAAAAAAATAAAGCAATATTAATCACTAGAGGTGAGTTAAAAGGTTAATAATGGCTACAAACTTTTATTTTAATAACTTTCAAAATAGTCAAGAACAACTTCTCATTGAAAATCTTATCATTGAGTCCATAAAGATCTATGGGCAAGACATGTATTATGTTCCAAGAGTTATTAAGAATAAAGATGAAATCTATGGTGCTGATGACATTTCAGAATATAATAGAGCATATCCAGTAGAGTTATATATTAAATCTGTTGATGGTTTTACAGGTGATGGAAACTTTATGTCTAAATTTGGTTTAGAAATTAGAGATCAAGTTGTGTTTTCAATTGCACAAAGAGTATTTTATGAAGAAGTTGGAATGGATAGTGCGTTGATCAGACCTAATGAAGGTGATTTAATATACTTCCCACTTAATAATAAAGTATTTAAAATAATGTTTGTCAATAAGTTTGAGATGTTCTACCAACTTGGAGCATTACAAACATGGGAACTTACATGTGAATTATTTGAATACTCAAGTGAGAAGTTCAACACAGGAATTGCAGAAATTGATTCTATACAAAAAAACTTTTCATTAAATGTTTATGATTGGGCACTATTAAATGAATTAAATGAAATGATAACTGATGAAAATGGTGATGTAATAGTTATGGAAAACTTTACAATTGAAGAGATAGATGATTTAGCAGATAATAGTTTTATACAGAACGAGATCGACGAGTTCTTAGACTTTACTGAAAAAGATCCATTCTCTGAAACAGGGCAATATTAATGTTTGGACATACATTTTATTTTAGTACAATAAGAAAATACGTTACTTTATTTGGAACATTATTTAATGATATTCATATCACTAGAACAGATGCAAATAATACTACTGTAGCGCTACTGAAAGTTCCTTTAGCCTATGCACCAAAAGAAAAAGTTTTAGCTAGAGTAGATGCTGATCCAAATATTGATAGACAAGCTGCTATTATTCTTCCTAGAATGTCATTTGAAATGGTGGATATGAAGTATGATACAGCTAGAAAACTTAATACTATTGGAAGAAGAGTTGTAAAAGATGCAGACTCTACTAGTAGATTAAAGTATCAATATAATCCAGTACCTTATAATATATCATTTAGACTTTACATTTATGTAAAGAATGCAGAAGATGGGACAAAAATAATAGAACAAATACTTCCTTTCTTTACACCTGATTGGACAACAACAGTTCAACTTATTCCAGAAATGGGAATTAATATGGATATACCTGTTGTATTAGAATCTGTAAATATAGAAGACACATATGAAGGCGATTTTGATCAAAGAAGAGCTCTTATTTGGACTCTCGATTTTACACTAAAGGGTTATATATATGGGCCGGTTAAGAAATCAGGTATTATTAAATTTGCAAATACTAACTTCTATATTCCAACAAACATAGAAGATGGTCAATTACAGAATGCAGTTGGTGTTACAAATACATCAGAAAGAGTAACTATTAGACCTGGTTTAACGGCAAATGGAACACCTACTTCAAACGTAGCTGAATCTGTTGCCCTATCAGTTATTGAAGCAGATGATGATTTTGGATATTGTGTATCCATAGATACCATTATAACAGAGTGAGAGTAAAATGTACACAGGAAATAATGACCCAATTGCAAATGCTTTAGGCATAACACCTATAACTCCAGCAGAAAATAATAGTGTTATTAAAAGATTAGAAAAAGAAGCCAATGATGACACTGCCAAAGAAGATTTTACTATTGCTAGATCAAACATTCATAATATAATTGATACTGGTTCCGAGGCTCTTGATAAGCTTATGCAGATTGCAGACCAATCTCAACAGGCCAGAGCCTATGAAGTTGTTGCAATACTAATGAAAAACTTATTAGATGCTAACAAAGATCTTCTTGCTATACAAAAAAGTATTAGAGAGATCAAGGATATTGAGAAGCCAACTAACAACACCACAGTCAATCATAATAATCTATTTGTTGGCTCGACTGCGGAACTCCAAAAAGTAATTCAAGATATGAGGAAAAATGACTGAAGAAGTCATAGTTGAAGGCGGTTATAAGGGCAATTCTAACCTTAAGCGCCGCTCTGTAGAGATAGAATGGACTCAAGATCTCATTCAAGAATATGTAAGATGTGCTAAAGATCCGGTATACTTTATTGAAAAGTATATGAAGATTATTAGCATTAATGAAGGTCTTATAAACTTCAATCTTTATAGTTATCAAAAAGAGATGATCACATCAATGGCCGAGAATAGATACACGGTCATTGCAACAGCTCGTCAGGCAGGAAAGTCTACAACAACCTGTGGTTTTATTCTTTGGTATATTATATTTAATCCTGATAAGACTGTTGCTCTTCTTGCCAACAAGGGTGATACTGCTCGTGAAATTCTTGGACGTATTCAGCTAGCCTATCAACACCTTCCAAAGTGGTTACAACAGGGTATTATTGAATGGAATAAAGGTTCATTTGTTCTAGAAAACAATTCTCGTGTTATAGCCGCCGCGACTTCATCTGACGCAATTCGTGGCTACTCAATCAACCTTCTATTCATCGACGAAGCAGCTTTCATCGATACATGGGATGAATTCTTTACATCAGTTTATCCTACAATTTCTTCTGGTACTGATTCTAAGATCGTACTAGTTTCTACACCAAATGGTCTTAACCATTTCCATAAAATATGGGTTGAAGCCGAACAAAAGAAAAACCAATATAACCCAATTAAGGTTATGTGGTATGACGTCCCTGGGCGTGATGATAAGTGGAGAGAAGACACAATAGCAGCAATGAGCTTCGATTCAGAGAAGTTCGAACAGGAATATTGTGTTGAGTTTCTGGGTAGTTCTGGCACTCTTATTGCTGGTTGGAAATTAAAAGAACTAGTTTCAAAAACACCAGTGTTTGATAAAAATGGTGTTAAACAATATGTAGAACCACAAAAGGATCACGCGTATGTTTTAGTTGTTGACGTATCTAGAGGTAAAGGTTTGGATTACTCTGCATTCCAAGTTATCGATGTAACAAAGATGCCATATGAACAAGTCTGTACTTTTAGAGATAATATGATTACACCTACAGACTATTGTTCTATTATTCATAGGATCAGCAGATCATATAATAATGCATCAGTACTTGTAGAAATCAATGATATTGGCGGTCAGGTTTCTGACATGTTATACTATGAGTATGATATGGATACCTTGCTTTCATCAGAAAATGATGGTAGAGCAGGTAAAAGAATCTCATCAGGATTTAGTGGTTCTAGTGCAGATAAAGGTATTAGAACAACCAAAACTGTGAAATCAGTCGGATGTTCAATAATGAAACTTCTTATTGAACAAAACCAATTGATCATTAATGATCATGAAACAATACATGAATTATCTGTGTTCTCTAGAAAGGGTAAATCTTATGAAGCCGAATCAGGTAACCATGATGACTTGGTTATGTGTTTGGTTCTTTTTGCTTGGTTATCAGACCAACACTACTTTAGAGAAATGACAGATATTAATACACTAACAAAAATTAGAGATAAAGATGATGAACAAATAGCTAGTGAATTAACACCATTTGGATTCTTTTCAGAAGGTGAAGATGAACCAGATCTAGATTTACCTAAAGGTGAGAACTGGATGTGGGCTAATGATGAAAAAATAGTATGAAGTTAGTATTTTTATAAATAAATTTAAATATTACTACTAAAATTTCCATTATGGAAGGAGAGAAAAATGCCATTTCAAGTTAGTCCAGGCGTAAATGTTTCTGAAATTGACCTAACTACAGTTGTGCCTGCTGTATCTACCACAGAAGGTGCTATTGCAGGCGTCTTTAGATGGGGTCCTGTTGATCAAAGAGTTTTAATTGATTCAGAAAATTCACTAGTAAATCGTTTCGGTAAGCCTTATAGAAATATGGGTGAAGAAACATGGTTCACCGCAGCAAATTTCTTATCTTACGGTAATAAACTTTATGTTGTTAGAGTAGCCAATACAACATCAACAAATGATGCTATTGGTACATTAACAGCATTTGCAAACGTAGGTACAGTTGCATCACCAGAATCCCAGGTTGTTAAGAATGATGTGGATTATGAAGATAAGGATGGAACATTTGATACAGACGTTCTTTACGTAGCTAGATATCCTGGTTCTATCGGTAATTCTCTAAAAATTTCAGTTTGCGATAGTTCTAACGCTTATAATTCAACTATCCAGTTATCAAATACTGAAAATGATTATAGCGGTACATTCACTGCAAATTCATCAGGTCTATCAGTAACAATAGCGGCAAACAGCGTAACATTCAATACAAATACCGGTATTGATGCAAACGGTTTCTTCTCAATTGCTACAAACCCAATTGCAAATGGAACATACGTTAAGTATATCACTGCTGCAGGAAATACTGCTCCTACTGGTTTAACAAATAATTCACTATATCTAGTTATTTCTTCAAATACCTCAGGTATCCAGTTAGGTAACACAAGCTACTTTGCTAATGCTGTTTCATTTAATGCAAATTCTGATGTTAATAATACTGATGAAACAATTGCTATTGCTTCAGCAAGCACAAAGTATGCAGTTGGTGATAAGGTTCAGTACATTGTTGCTGCTGGTAACACAGCCATTAGCGGTCTATCTAATGGTTCATACTACTGGATTGCAACTGCTAACTCAACAACTGTTACTCTTGCAGCAACATATGGTGGTGCTAACGTTAACATCACAAAAGGTGCAACAGAGTCTGGTCACTCACTTACAGCAGTTGAAAGACTGGTTGTTCCAACAGCAAAAGCAAGTTCAGAAAGTCATACATTTGTTGCTTGGAGTTTAGCTCAGACAGCTATCCTGTCACTTTCTTCTTCAATTACAACCGGCGATTTAATTAAGGTTGGTAACTCAACTGTCGGCGAACAGTATATGAAAGTTAGTGCGGTTGGTACTAATGTAACTGCAACAAATACATCACTCACTATTGATATATCAACAGAAGATAATTACAGACTTAAGTCTGCTTATACTTCAAACACAATTGATCGTTACTGGGAATTCTACAATGTAGTTGATAGAGCACCTGGACAGTCAGAATATGTTGCTTCTTTTGGTAATACTTCTGCTAACGATGAAGTTCATGTTGTTATTGTTGATGAAGATGGCAAGTTTACTGAAACACCTGGTCAGATTTTAGAAGTTTATAAGAATCTTTCTAGAGCCGATGACGCTAAAACAGCAGATGGTGCTGCACGTTACTATAAGACTGTTATTAATGAACAGTCAAAATATATTTGGTGGGCAAATGATAGAAGCGGTGCTGCAACAGCACAGGCTGCATCTATTGCAAGTTCAACAAATGAAACTCCATTAAGTCTTTCATTTGAAGGTGCTACTGGTGGTTATAATGAACTTAATGCACCATTATCTTTAATTGCTGGAGGTTACGATCTATTTGCTTCAGCAGAAGATGTTGATGTTTCGCTTATCCTACAGGGTAAAGCTAAATCAAATGCAACTCTCGCAAACTATATAATCGACAATATTTGCGAAGTAAGAAAAGACTGCGTAGCTTTCGTTTCACCACTTAAGAATGATGTTGTTAATAATATTGGTGGAGAACTTGATTCAGTTCTTGCATTTAAGAACAGCGTAAGAAGTTCTTCATACGCTGTTGTTGATTCTGGTTATAAGTATCAGTACGATAAGTACAATGATGTTTATCGTTGGGTACCATTAAACGGTGATATCGCTGGTCTTTGTGTTCGCACAGATAATACAAATGATCCATGGTGGTCACCAGCTGGTTTCAATCGTGGTAATATCAAGAACATCGTAAAACTTGCATATAACCCAGGCAAAGCTGATAGAGATCAGTTATACAAAGCTGGTGTAAACCCAGTTGTTGCATTCCCTGGACAAGGAATTGTATTGTTCGGTGATAAGACTGCTCTTAATAAGCCATCAGCGTTTGACAGAATCAATGTAAGACGTCTATTCATTGTTCTAGAAAAGGCAATTGCTACGGCTGCTAAGTTTACTCTATTCGAATTCAACGATGAATTCACTAGAGCACAGTTCAGAAACTTAGTTATTCCTTATCTGAGAGATATTAAAGGTCGTCGTGGTATCACTGACTTCTTAGTTGTTTGTGATCAGACAAACAACACAGCTGAAGTTATTGATCGTAACGAGTTTGTTGGTGATATTTACATTAAGCCAGCTCGTTCAATCAACTTCATTCAGTTGAACTTCGTTGCTGTTAGAACTGGTGTCGCATTCTCAGAAATAGTTGGCAAGTTCTAATAAATAAAAATAAAAAGGAGTTTAACAAATGGCTTTTAATATTAACGAATTCTTAGGAAATGGTCTAACACTTGGCGGTGCTAGACCAAGCCTATTCAAAGTAGTAATGCAATTTCCGGACGGTGCTCCGGGAGATCCGCGCGCTGCTAGTTTCTTAATTAGAGCTGCTCAGTTGCCTGCATCAACAGTAGACTCAATCGATATTCCATATTTTGGTAGAAAGATTAAGATTGCTGGCGATAGAACATTTGCTGATTGGACGATAACTGTAATGAATGACGAAGATTTTGATCTTCGTAACTCATTTGAAGCATGGTTGAACTCAATCAATGCACACGTCTCAAACAGAATGGACTATGATTCAGCATCTCCAGCTAACTACAAAGTAAATATTGAAGTACATCAATACGGCAAGGCTGGTCCTGGTGATGAAAACGGTATCATCAGATCATATGTTCTTATTGGTGCATTCCCTACATCTGTTGATGCTATCTCACTTGATTGGGATACAACAAACCAAGTAGAAACTTTTGATGTAACATTTGCATATGACTATTGGGCTCCGCTTGATCCTGGTGCTAACCCAGGTTATCAGGTTGAATTACCTGCCTAATTTTAATTAACTTTATATTATGATTAACAAACAAAAGTAGGGTTTTAATGGCCGAATTATTTGGTTTTGAATTTAAAAGAAAAGAAAAAGAAGAAGCTTTCCCGTCGTTTGTTCCAAAAGAATCAGACGACGGGGCAGTTACTATATCTGCTGGAGGTTCGTATGGAACATACGTTGACCTAGATGGAACTGTAAGAACAGAAGCAGAGTTAGTTACAAAATATAGAGAAATGTCTGTGCAGCCAGAAATTGATGCTGCAGTTGATGAGATTGTAAATGCATCTATATGTGTTGATGAAGAAGATATCCTTAAACTCGTTTTAGATGATGTAGATATTACACCAAATGTTAAAAAAGCAATACAAAACGAGTTTAAAGAAGTCTTAAGACTCATTGATTTTAACAACCATGCTTATGATATCTATAAAAGATGGTATATCGATGGTAGATTATACTATCATGTAATTATCGATGACGTTAATGTAAGAGATGGTATTAAAGAAGTAAGATATATTGATCCTCGTAAGATTAGAAAAGTAAAAGAAGTCTCTAAGAAGAGAGTTAAGAATAGTGAAGCAACTGTAACTAAAACAGAAGCTGAATATTATATTTTTAACGAAAGAGGATTTAATGTAGGAAATAAACAATCTGGTCCTACATCACAAACAGGTTTAAAAATTGCAAAAGATGCTGTTATCCATGTTACATCAGGTTTAACTGATACGTATGGAACAATGGTTCTATCACATCTCCATAAAGGTATTAAGCCTTTAAATCAATTACGTACATTAGAAGATGCTACAGTAATTTATCGTATATCGCGAGCACCAGAACGTCGTCTTTGGTATATTGATGTTGGTAATCTTCCAAAGATGAAAGCTGAACAATACGTTCGTGAGATTATGACTAAGCATAAAAATCGTCTTGTTTATGATGCTGCATCTGGTGAGATTAGAGACGATCGTAAATTCATGACGATGTTAGAAGACTATTGGCTTCCACGTCGTGAAGGCGGAAGAGGTACGGAGGTTACTACCCTTCCTGCCGGCCAAAATCTTGGTGAGATGGATGATGTTCTCTATTTCCAAAAGAAACTTTATAGATCACTTAATGTTCCAGTAAGTCGTATTGAACAGGAAAATACTGCGTTCAATATCGGTAGATCATCAGAAATTACAAGAGAAGAAGTTAAGTTTGGAAAATTTGTTTCAAGACTTAGAAGAAAGTTCTCTGGTCTATTCTTTAAACTGTTAGAAAGACAATTAGTTCTTAAAGGCGTTATAACTATTGAAGATTGGAATAATATCTGTAAAGATATGAAAATCGACTTTACTAATGACGGTTTCTTTACAGAACTTAAAGACAATGAAATATTAAGTTCTAGAATAGATATCTATAATAATATTATACCTTTGATTGGCGTATACTATTCTAATGAATGGGTTCAAAAGAATATCTTAAAACAAACAGATGAAGATATTGAAGAACAAAGAGCAAAGATAATTGAAGAACAAGAAGATGAGATCTTCAATCCGCCAATGATGGATGATGGAACTATGGATCCATCTGCTGGTGGTGGTTCAGCTCAACAAACTGGTGGTGGTGCGCCTGTTCAGCAGGATGATGGTTCTAAAAAACTTATAGACGCCCAGAATACATATCAACGTTTAATAAATAAAGATAACAAATCATTACAAGATATGGCTAAATTAAAATCTGCTTCACAGATTATAGCTAAATCTGGTGGAGGTAAGGCTAAACAAGTCTTACAAAAATATCAAAGCGGAGTTAAACTATGAGTGATGCAATATTGAACATGATCAATCATTCTAAAGTGGAGAATGCTTTAGACTTCGAAGCATCGTTTAAAGATGTTATGTTAGATCGTATTACTAATGCTATAAATAATAAGAAAATAGAAGTAGCACAAAGTATATTTAGAGATTCTACAGAAGATAATGAAGAAGTTGAAGATGTAGAACAGCCTGAAGATAATGCTACGGAAGAAAATACCGAAGAGGAAGAATCTAATGGCGAAGAATCTTAAAGATATCATTAAAGACAGAGCTGGTCGAAACGTTCCAAAGGGTGAAGAAGACTTTCTTGGCGCACATCCTGTGAATGATCATGAAGATGTCAATAAGAATAAGAATGTTTTTAAAGCTGATAATGTAAAAGCAGAACAAGA